ATTCATTTTGGAAGCATTGATGATGGCAGTAACGCCATAGTTCAATAGTTCCAGCATGTCTTGAGCAGTACCACTAGCAGTAGTGCCAGTAAACCATTTGTTAGCAGTAATAACATCAACTGTTGAGTTATTAAAGAAACCAGCGAGACCAACAGAGGATTCGCCGAACATGGCAACGGCTTCTACTTTCTCTTCATAAGCACGACGCACTGCTTGAGCGCGGCGTTGCTCAAGAGCAATATTAGCCATTTGAGCAGCACGTAATTCTTGTACGGTATAACCGAAGCTACCACCGAAAGAACGAATGTTGATGCTCTTTTCCACTTGGCTAATGTCTGCACGTGGCAAATCATCAGCAGCATCTGCAATCAGTCTGAACTCACCAGTGGAGTCCATGATGCGGAAAGTGAAAGTTTGTGCGCCAGGACCAGCTTCACTAGTTACAGGAAGAATGGTTGGATATTTGATATCGGCATAAACCGTTTCAAATACTTGGGGGCGGATAAATTCAAGCTGACGCTCAAGAAAGAGCCCAGCTTCGTCCATACGAAAATCAGACATTAGTAGGGGCTCCTATCAAGAATCAGCAGTAAGGGTGAACGAAGGACCGTTCAACTCAACAATTGCCAGGCCAGAGCCAGTAACAGAAGTGAGGTAACGAGCATTCGCCAGAACAGCAGTTTTGCCGCTTAGCAATGCAGAACGGAACTGACCGGCATATTGAACGCCAGTAGCAGTGTGAATAACGCGCACGGCAGTGGCAGGAGTCACGGAACCATGAACATAAACAGCAACAGCGCCTTCGTTAGCAACGTTGAGCACCTGTTGGTTTTTCACACCAGGACGACTATCGCTGTCAAGGGCCTTTTCGTCTACATAAGTAAGAACGTTTACGCCTTGAACAGTGCCAGTAGTGCCGGAAATAGTTTTAGCAGAGTTAGCAACAGTACCACCAGAGTTGAAAACTACAACGTTACCAAAAGCTAAAACGCTTGCAGTTTCGTTTATATAGGTGCCAATGGTGTTGTCGCGGATGTCGGATAGTTGGCCTTCGAGCAAAGCAGCATGAACCAGCGCATAAGTCTGTTGCACACCACCTGCGGCACCACTAGCCCCAGAAAAAGTAACGGCCATGGATCAGCGCTCCTTAGAAACAGAAAGGGGGGTTTTCCAAGCATTCTGCAACTTCTCCATATAAGAAGACGGTGCAGACATTGGGGAAACAAGTGAAGCAACAGCTTTACGCAGTTCTTCGGTAGCAGCAGAATCACCACGAGTGGCAGATTCAGCAAGTGTGTCGAACATAGCAGTTACATAATCATCGGAACGATCCGACAGATCAGCATCAGTACGAGCAACTTTAATGGAAGCTTCCATGATTTCACGAGCAGTTTTGCCAGTAAAAACAAAAGCAGAATCAAGAGAAGGACGAGCTTTATCGATTAGCGCAATACGCTCTTCAACAAGACTGTCCACATTCATTTTTTGTGCTTCGGATAGATCAGCTTTAAGGCTGTCTACTTCTTCAGTAAGTGCATCAGCACGGCCTTCAGCAGCATCAACTTTGCCTTTCATTTCCTTGTGCATGGCATCCATTTCTTCCTTCATTTTGGAAGCTTCTGCCATCATGCCATCGTACTTTTTCTTCATGTCTTGGTAAGACATTTTGGCGTCGTCCCGTTCTTTAGTGATCGCTAGCGCAACGCTTTCAGTCACCTCAAACTCGGCGCCATCAAAATTGACTTTTGCAGTCATAGATGAGTCCTCAATGGGATTGAATAAATAAGGATCGGCAGCATCCAGACGATCTAGATGTAGCTTCACTTGCGGGCCAGCCCTGCCCCTGCGAACGACAGCAATATGATTTCCGTTGATATCTTTTTGAATACCATCGTAATTTTCACCACTATCAGTTACACCAGGAATCGCTTCATAATTGACGCGATAACCAGCACTGACCTCCTTTGCATCACCACGCATAATGCGTTCAATAGCATCTTTATCAGTGATTGTCATGACTGCACGAACAAAGCCGTTGTCATAAACCACTTCAGTGCTAGTGAAGCCAATTTGATAATCCTTTGTGTTTGAACTATCTAAAAGAACTGATGGATGTTCAAGAGTAATCGCTTTGCCCGCAAACGAGGCCAAGCTAACAGGAGACGCCACCTCTGCTTCTGGACGATATTCACGACGAATAGAACCATCAGCAGCAGTGTACTGTTGCACACCAGTGCGAGCGATGGTTGCCCAGGCACGGAGATAACCTTCGGGGGTTAGCTCGTACTTGTCAATCGGCGCTACATCGTAACGGAAGCAAGTGTCGCTCATATCAATACTATATCAAAGAATTTACCATCAGATAGACTAACTTAGTATATACTGCTTAAAAATGCAACAGATTCAACATCGTCGGCTTACCACTCGATTGAAAGCACCAAATATCACTATTCAAGAAAGTCGAAAAGTAATTGGTGATCGAATGAAAGAAGCACGATTAAATTCTGGCATGTCACAGGAAGATATTGCGCAAATTTTACATTGCGATCAAACTACTATTTCACGAATGGAACGTGGAGCAATATCTCCTGATTGCGCTCAAATTCGTACACTTAGCTCAGTATTTCAGCTTTCTATTCTGTATTTGCTGGGCTATCCCACTTTTGTAGTATCAGCCACTGCTGATTAATCATCATCGTCATCTTCATCACGCAATTCGGCCAATTGATCTTCAATGCCTGCCATGACATAAGCTTTAGCGATTGCTTCAGCTTCAAAAACTAAGAATTTGCTTTCTTCAAAATGTTCGTCAGGTTTGTCGTAAGAGCTTTTGACGAAAATGTGTGTTTCGTCTAAACGTCCATTTTTAAAATGCTGCTCTTCGATTAAACGCCAATGAGTAGTGCTGCGATGTTCATTGGCTGAAAGGATAGCCAATGCCTTCATCGTGCCAATACCTTCATCTTCTTCTTCAATGACGCGGACGTATTCGCTCATGACGTTGATTGACGACTTTCTACCATCTTAATGATGCGATTTGCCCATGACCTTCCTGCGTCTCCTCCCCATAGTTGCCAAGCTATATAGCCAGCATCATCTTCGCCGCCGCTTTTATTCTTCTCGTGGCGAGAGAAAAACGCAGCCATGCGTTTAACTATTTCATAGCTTATCGATTGACCATTAGCCAAGCTCGTGGCCCTCGCCACTCCACTACCGATGCCTTGCTTGCCAGCTTCCTGCGTCGTTAAGCCGCCTTTGCCATACTTCTTGCGCAGTTCTAGCCCACGACGCGCTGCGGCTCTTATAGGCGATGGAGGCGAAAATGATTCGGCATCTCCTCGGTCTTCTTTTTCTTCTTCCATCATTTGCTGGATAAACGCTCTCATGTATTCTTCGCTTGCATCTTTCTTTGGTAAACTCATGCCAGCTTCTGACAATGCAATTGCAATTGCTTGCTTATAGCTAGCTACCGGCTTACCTCCACTGGTTAATTTGCCATCTTTAAATTCTTTCATTACAAGTGCGACTTTGCTTTGCTTTTCCTTCTTAGTCATGATTACGCAATTCTGCTTATAACCAACATTAAATCATCCCACCGACCATTGACTTTTCTTCTGTCAATTCTTTCAGAAACATAGCCTTCTGGTATTTCCGCTTCTAAACGCTCAAACCATGAAGGCTCTTGAATGTCTTCAATAACAGCAACGCCCGTAGCCGAAAGTAATGGTAAATATAAATGCAAAAAAGCGCATTGACTATGTAAAGTGTGGGGTCCATCGTCAATCATTAGATCAACACCATCAGAAGCGATATCTTTTATTCTCTTTATTAATTCCTGCGAATAAGCATCCGCAATAAATAAAGCATGGCGATTAGGTTCCAAGTTGGATTTGATTTTATCATGCACACGATTTTCAATATCTATCCCAATTACAAAGCTATTAGGGCAGTAATCATGCCATAACAACATTGATCCTCCATATTGCACTCCAATTTCCAAGATACAACTTTTTTGTTTTTTATTTACATTTGAAAGTAGATATTAA